GTGACGGGCCACGCGTGACGTAGGGGGGGGTCTAGGAGACTCCTTAGAGGGGGTATATGGGCCGTTTTCATCGCTTGGGCGGGGCAGGGGGCAGGGGGCTAGGCGCCTTATTCTTGCCGCGTCTGGCATTCACGTGAGGAAACAGACCGCACGCGTCTGAGTTCACCGTGCGTTGGATCTCCTTCGCCCTGGCACGCATCCAGAAGTGAGAGCGGCCATACATCTTCCCAATCAGGCGAGACGACAGACAACCGGGCAGACTGAGCGCCCAGCGTATGAGCTCGACGTGACGACGAAAGGCGAAGTTATCCGTGCAGGCCAGCGCATCCATGAAGCCCTTGAGCATCACGCCGACATGATCGCGTGAGATGAACGCGTCGACCTCTTCGCGTCTGCCGATGTCCGTCGGGTTGAACGCCCAGTCAGGATGATTGGCGTCGATGTTGAAGACGTGCCGAGGTTGCGCCATCTCAGCGTAAGGCAGTACGCCATTCTCTCGCATCTTCTCTTGGACCTTCTTGGGCTGCGCGAAGAACCAAGCATCAAACGACTTGGCCTCCTTAGCCGGAGCCGTCAGGTCGTTGAGCCTAGCGCGTGTCACGCGTCACAGCGTCAACTATCTTGACGGCGGGGCAAGTGGCAAAGGTTAAGCCTTGGTCATGTTAGTCCATAACCCGGTGGTCTCATCGTACTTAATTTTCCCATATATCCTCATCTTCTCAATGAGTGAACGGACCTTGACGTGAGTGTGCCCTCCCATGCGGAGTTTAAACTCACTTACAAGGTTAGCCTTGGTCATGCGAAGAGGCATAGTGGATAGCCAATCCACAAGGGTTTGCCTTCTGGTCTTAGCCTTTTCTGCGGTAGCCTCGCCTCCAGCTGCGCAGCGCCTTACCATACCTGGCCTATCGTTCAGCCATTTCTCGGCAAACTTCTGCTTCTCCGCGATCAGGTGCTTCCGACGCGCCGCGGTCATCTTACGTCTTCTCGGCCGGCTTGGGTTACTCATGGCGGTCAAATTGCTTGCAGAAAAACCGCAGGGCCGAGCGAGCGTAAGCGACGCAAAGGCATCTGCGTGTATCATGTAGGGAGTATATACTCCCTACTGATACTATGTTGTCTTGCGAGTTGTCTTGCAAGTTGTCTGGTCGGGTGGTCGGGTTCATGGGTCTGGCTTGGCTTGTAAGGCGTTTTGATTGTTTAGGGCGGTGCTACCCCTCAGAAGGCAGGAGACTGCCCAGAATACCCCTTTGCGGGGCTGGAAACAGCATCCTGCTGGACTACCTCGGCTTGGGGTTGGGCATACTCCCACCTGATGACCTCTTTGTCCGAAGAGTGGCGAATATTAATCTCGGGCTTAAACTGACCTGCTGAGTCCTTGAGACCGGCACGGCCGCGGCGCTTGGTCAGGCCGAACTTGTAGATCGGCTCTTCGCCCTGGCATCGGAAGAGGACGGCGACCTCGCGGAACCAGTTGGTGAACTCCGAGGAACCTAGTCCCGCGTAGGCTAGGTCGGCGACGGTATGGCCTTCCTTGTCGGAGGCGGCCTTGGGCTTCCCGGTGTGGTGCATGGCCACGAGCACGGCGCCTGTCTCGAGCAGGATAGGGGCGAGGTCATGGCGCAGGAACTTGGACGCCTGCTCCTGATCGGAGACGTCGATGCCCGCAAAGGAAAGCAACGGGTCGATGAAGACGATGTCGGCGCGTTGGTCGATGATGAGCTGACGAAGGGCGGCGGTAAAGGTCGTTCCTGTGGAAACGGTGTCACGGAAGATGGCGAGGTGATCGCGTAGGGTGGCCTTCTCGTCGCTGTCTAGGTATGCCCCGGCAATTACATCCTGCAATGCTTCGGAGATGTCGCCCGCGTCGTTCTCAGCCTGAAGCACTACAGCACGAAGAGGCTTAGTAGGCTTGATGCCGAAGAAGTCACGGCCCATACACCAAAGCACGGCGGCCTGCATCATCAGGGACGACTTGCCCGTGCCGGACTGGCCGACGATGAGCATGGAGCCACCCTTGCAGAGCCATCGGTTAGAACCAAGGACGCAAGTCGGGTCGTCCTTGCGCTTAAAAGACATAAGGGCGTCAAAGTCCATGCGGGCAGGCCCGACCTTGACCTTACGCCCCTTGCGCTCTTCGGATAAGCGGGCATAATGTTCAAGGAGGGTATCTGGGTCGGTGGCGTTCGCAACGGCGTCTGCGGCCTGACGGAGCAGGGCGGCGCTTGTGATCAGGTCGACGTGCTCTGGTCGATACTCGCCGAAGCCTGAATCACTGACTAAGAGCGAGACGGTTGCGGCCTCCACCTTAGACTTCATCTCGCGCAGCTTCTGGCTTACGGTATGCTCGTCTGCCCGGATGCCGTCGAGGCTTAGGGACAGGGCGGCCGAATAAATGTCAACGTGGACGGGCTCGAAGAAGTCGGATGGCTTCAGTTCAGGTGGAAGGGGCAGGGCTTCGCGTAGGAGGACGCCGAGGAGGTGGCGTTCCGCGGCGACGTTATTCGGCGGGATCATGGAAGAGAGGGTTGGGGTTTGTGGGCGTGGGTGCCCGTGGTCAAGATGCTTTGCGTAGGATGCGGTCTAGGTCGGCCTTGCGGTAGTAAGGGACGCTCCGCGGGTTGCGGAGGATACGGACAGGGAGGGCCATGCCGTCGATACGGTATTGCACGCCGCGGACGGTGCGCCGGTGCTTGTGGGCATACTCGGAGAGGGTGACCCATCCCTTGGGGGCCTTGAACTTGTCGAGGGCTTCAGCTGCGGCCTTGGCGGCGGCCCAAGACTTGAACCTGGGCGACAGGCGATAGATAAAGCGGCCTCGGCGGATGGTCTTCTGCTCGGCGTAGCCTGCCTTGACGATGCGAGACAGAGGCAGAGAGACACCGGCCCGGGTCGTATAGCCTAGGAGGCGGACGACCTCCGTGGTCTTGTGCCAGCCTTCGGGAGTGTCGTCGGCGTTGATCGCGGCGACGAGGGCGTGGGCGTCGAAGCGCTTCATCGGGCCTTCGGGGTGAAGACCTTGAGGTCGGTTGTCCAGACCCAGCGGGAGCCGACGCGGTGAACGAGCCAGACCTTCCAGTCCTTGCCGTCGACCCAGCCGGCGGCGAAGCCTGAGCCCCAGCGGGAGGTCGCTAGGCGGTGTGACGCGTATGCCATGGCGTCCTTCTGGCAGAGACAGCCGGCGGAGAAAGCGGCGCCGCCTTCGGCCTTGGTGAGGTTGACCTGGGCGAGCGTGTGCGTGTGTCCGTGGATCAGTGCGCCGCCTCGGTCAGCGTAGTGCTTGCCCTGCTCGGCGGTGGCGTTGAGGCCGTGGGCGTAGCCGTGGATAAAGGCGACCTGACCGAGGCGGTAGACGCCCTTCTCGGCGTGGTAGGGGAGGATGGTCTTGGCTCCGCAGCTCTTCGCGGCGGTCTTGATGCGGGCCTCTAGGTCTGCGCAGTAGTCACGCACCAGGGCGGAGCCGGAGGTATGCTGGAGGGCTTGGGCGCGGTGCTCGTGATTGCCCATCAGGTAGACGGTGGGCTTGGTGCGCTCGAGGAAGGCTTCACCGGCCTCGATGTCGGAGATGAGGGACTCGGCGCCTTCGGCATCCTGCCCGGCCCCGCGGCGCAGGGATCGGAAGTCGAAGCAGTCGCCGAGGTGGACGCGCACGGTCGGCTTGTAGTCCTTGATGAACTCGACGAGGGCCTCGACGGCGTTCTCGTCAGCCATGTCGCCGTGGTTATCACCGAAGGCTACGAAGCGGGTCGGGGTGCTCATTAGCGGACGTTGATGTAAGGGATGGGCTTGCCCGCGTCGAAGGCCGCGAGCATCTCGTCGCGGCGCTTGCGGGCGGTCTCGAGGTCGCTGGCGATGTTTTCGACGATGTCCTTGCCGCGGCGACGCAGGCGGAACCAGTAGCAGTCGCCGAGTTTCTGGAGGTGGTGGTTCGGGTTCTCGGCCTTGATGTAGGCGGGGCGGTCGTTACGCCCGGTGCGGGTATACTTCGGGCAAGCGAGCAGGAAGGCCACGCGGTCGGGGGACAGGCCGACCTTGTTCGCCCAGCGCAGCGTCTCGGGGTTCATAGTTTCCATGAGCGGGCGAGGTTGCGGCCTTCGGTCATGATCGCGTTACGCGAGGACGGCCTAAAGATGTACTCCTGGTCGAAGAGGTGGGACGCACGTATCTCGGCGATGCTGTCGAGCTCTTCGTCGTTGGCCGGGCCTACCCCGGCAGTGGCCACGTAAATGGTTCGGACCTTCCATCCCTTTTCCCATAGAATGTCCTGACATACCCGGAGCTCGTTAATGTACCTCCAGTCGGAACAGACGACCGTCTCGGGGGAGGGTTGGTCGTGGTGCTTCATGACCGGGCACCAGTTGGCGAAGTGGCGGGCGAAGACGTCCTGATCTAGGCGCCGTGCGAACTTGCCGAAGTTTACCAAGGCGTCCCGATTATCGCATTTAAACTGCTCGTTAAAAAACGAACCGTCTAGGCCAAGATAATCGAGAAAATGATTAGACGCTTCTTTGAGCGAGTCTGCCAGATTGATGTGCTCGGCGGGGCGGGTAGACCACTCGAGGATGCCGGAGGCGAGCGTGTCCTTGCCCGCCCTGGCGTAGCCTGCGATCAGGACGAGCGTCGGGGCGGCCATGGGCGTGGGTGCTTCGGTCACGGGATTAGAAGGGAACGCCTTCGGGCGGCAGCGCGTCAGGGACAGTCGGCTTCTGGGAG